ATGCACTATACAGAGCTATTAAAAATAGATCCAACCTTAACTGTAGAGCAATTAAATGAGATTAGAAATTCAAGCTCTGCTTGGTATTCTTATTTTCCTATTATTAGAAATTATCAAGATGATTACTTCTTAAATGAGGTTGTGACTTTGATATATTTTAATTATAAGACAAGCAATAAGTTTGTATGGAAAAAGAAAATGTTAGAGAACGGAGGGGAGAGAGTAATTAGAAAGGGTGAGGATTTTAATCCACCAATGGAAGATGGAATGCCATTTGAAAGAGTTGAGGCTGTTAGAGATGTTTGGTATGATGGCGTGCTTGTAGCAGGTAGCAAGATTATGTTGAAATGGGAGATGATGAGAAATATGGTTAGACCTAAGTCTGCATCTCAAAAAGCATATCCTAATTATATAGCACATGCCCCTAGAATGTATAAGGGTAATGTTGAGTCATTGGTTAGACGAATGATTCCATTTGCAGATCAGATACAGTTAACTCACTTAAAGTTACAACAAGTTATGGCCAGAGTTGTTCCTGATGGTGTTTTCATAGACGCTGATGGAATCAATGAGGTTGACTTAGGTACAGGTGGTGCGTACACTCCAGAGGACGCTTTAAAGCTATACTTCCAGACAGGTAGTGTTATCGGTAGAAGCTATACTAGAGATGGTGAATTTAACAATGCTAGAATTCCGATTCAAGAGTTAAGCACAAATAGTGGTCAGTCTAAAATGAGTGCATTAATTGGCATGTATAATCATTATCTAAATATGATTAGAGATGTTACTGGAATAAGCGAGGCCAGAGATGGTACTATGCCACATCCTGATGCATTGGTTGGTATTCAAAAGTTAGCTGCTTTAAATTCAAACACTGCTACAAGGCACATATTAGAGTCTAATTTATTTATAACAAGAAAACTGGCAGAGTGTGTGTCAATTAGAATTGCAGATATACTAGAGTTCTCCGATTTTGCAGAAGAGTTTTCAATGCAAATAGGCAAGTATAATATGTCTATACTTAACGAAATTCGTGATCTATATCTATTTGATTTTGGTATTTTTATTGACATAGCTCCAGATGAAGAAGAGCGACAAATGCTTGAGGCTAATATTCAAGTAGCATTGCAGCAGCAGACAATTGATCTAGAAGATGCCATCGACATCAGAAACATCAAGAACATTAAGTTTGCGAATGAGATGTTGAAAATGAAGAGAAAGAAAAGGATTGAGTATCAGCAAAAACAAAAAGAAATGGAATATCAAATGCAAATGCAGAGTAATATTCAAACCCAGCAAGCAGCGGCTGAGTCAAAAGCACAGATGATGCAGATGGAGTCTCAGTCTAAAATGCAGCTTAAAGAAGCAGAAGCTAATTACGAGATCATGAAAATGCAAGCAGAGGCTCAACTTAAGAGAGAGCTAATGGATGTAGAGTTCCAGTATAACATGCAGCTAAAAGGTATGGAGGCTGATGCGATTAAGAAAATAGAGAGTGACAAGGAAAAGGCAAAAGACAAACGAGTTGATCTTCAGGCTTCTAGACAATCGGAGCTAATAAACCAACGAAAAAACAATCTGCCTCCAATTGATTTTGAGAGCACAGAAGATACGTTAGATGGATTTGATTTAGATTCATTTGGACCAAGATAATTATGGCACACATAGAACACAACTTTTTTCCTTTAAAGGTATTCGTAAGAAACGAGTACATGTATCAATTTACTAAAGGACATGGTGAGTTCACTCCTGGTATAATAATGTCGGTAAGATGTATGCCTGGTCAAGCGGCATTGTTTCAAGTATTACTAGATAATGGTGTAATGAGAGACAAGCTTCCATCACATGCATTGCTTATAGAGCCAAAGACTCCAGATCCAGATCTTCCATTTCATTATTTACAGATATGGAATTGTTTCTCTTATAACTTTACTCTGCTTCACTTATCTTATGTATACGAGACTAGGGTTGACGTGTACATGAAGGATCGTAAATGGTATAGTGGTATTTACTATGCAACAATAAACTGGGGATCAAATGATCTAAATACAGATCTGTCATTGGCAGAAGATCCACTAGAACATAAGAGTCACCATATTATTTTATTAGATAACGGTCAGATAGCTATTCAGCCAAACAATAGGATTAAATGGTCAGAGCCATCTTTTGTTACAAAACCATTCCCAGAAAAGCCAGATTACTTAGTAAATAATGAATGTTTTAATTGTGAGAGTTATGATAAATGGCACACTGAAGATTCAGAAAGAATGTTCTATGAAAATGAATGAAAAATTTTATTAACTTTGTAAAAATTAAATTAATTAAAAATGGAAGGAGATATTAAAGTTAGACTTGTAGATTCAGAAGAAAAATCTGTTGCTGAGGTAGAAGCACAATTATTAAAGCAACACGAAGAAACAACAGGGATTTCGGTTGAGCCTACAGAGACGGTTGATACTGTCGTTGTTCAGCCAGAAACCGTAGATACAATTGTTACAGAAAACAATGAATCAACAGTTGTTGATGACATTGATGAAAATAGAGTTCTTTCATATATTGGTAAACGGTACAATAGAGAGATCAACAACTTGGAAGAGTTGTTTGAGCAGAGACAACAGAACGAAGATCTTCCAGAAGATGTTTCTGCGTTTCTAAAGTACAAAAAAGAAACAGGACGTGGAATCGAAGACTTTATTCGTTTGAATAAGGACTACGATAACATGGACGAAGAGTCTTTGCTTTTTGAATATCAAAAAGAACAAAATCCAGACTTAGATGCTGAAGACATTCAGTTTGATATTAAGGATAGGTTTTCTTATGATGAAGATTACGATGATGATAAAGAAATCAAAAAGCGTAAATTAGCAAAGAAAAAAGAGCTCTCAAAAGCTAAGAAGCATTTCAACGATCTAAAGGATCAATACAAAGTACCACTTGAGTCAAGGGAGACGTTTGTTCCTAAAGAAGAGAGAGATGATTATGATGCTTACAAGAGAAATAAGGAGTCCTATCGTTCTAGTGAAGAAGACAATGCAAAGAGGTCTGAATACTTCAGTAAAAAAACTAAAGAATTGTTCTCTGACAAATTTGAAGGTTTCAAATTTAACATAGATGACAAGAAAAAATTAGTTTACAAACCTGGAGATCCAAAGTCCTTGGCAAATGATCAAAGTGATTTAAGAAGTTTTGTTTCTCAATTTCTTGATGACAATGGTTATCTTTCCGATGCAGAGGCTTTTCACAGGTCTATTTCGATAGCTAAAAACCCTGACAAGTTTGCTAAATTCTTTTATGAAAAAGGGATGGCAGATGCAGTTGTTGAGGTGTCCAGAGAGTCTAAAAACATTGACATGACTCGACAGGCAACTCAAATTACTCCAAGTGAGGGCGTGCAAGTTAGAGTTATTGATCAGGACAGGGGCAACAGGTTAGTGATTAAAAAACGTTAAACTTTTAAAATTTATAAAAAATGGCTGGAACATTATCAAGTGCTGGGGTATATATTACTCCTAGCTCAGTAAAGGCAACATTGCCGACAAACTATATTACAGACTTCAACTTCTTAAATCAGTATCTTCCTGATACTTATGAGCAAGAATTTGAGCGTTATGGTAATCGATCTATTGCATCTTTCTTACGTATGGTAGGTGCAGAACTTCCTTCAAACTCCGACTTAATCAAGTGGGCAGAGCAAGGACGTTTACATACAAAATACAAAGCATGCTCTATTGCTTATAATCCTGGTAATGATACTGCAACAATTACTGTTACAGATCCAACAATTACTGCTTGTAACTTTAGAGTTAATCAAACTGTATTTTTATCTTCAAATGTATCTTCTGCATCTGATAAAGCAATTATTACTGCTGTTTCAGGTCTTACATTTGATGTTGCTTATTACGCAGCAAATGGTGGTACTATTGTTGATACTGGAAATGCAGACATTACAGCTTTCGTTTACGGATCTGAGTTTGCTAAAGGTTCTTTAGGAATGGACGGATCACTAGAAGGACAAGATGATTTCTTTGAGTGTAAGCCTGTAATTATCAAAGATCGATACGCTGTATCAGGATCTGACATGGCTCAAATTGGTTGGGTTGAAGTTTCAACTGAGAACGGTGCTACTGGATACCTTTGGTACATGAAGTCTGAGCACGAAACTCGTTTGCGTTTTGAGGATTATCTTGAAATGACAATGGTTGAAGGGGTTCCTGCACAAACTGGTTCTGGTGCTGCTGCATGGGTTGGATTGATTCCTACTCCTATTGTATCTCCTGCAACAACTGGTGCTGCTGGTACTCAAGGTATGTTTGACACTATTGAAACTCGTGGAAATGTTTGGTCTGGTGGTAACCCATCTTCATTGGCTGACTTTGATACTATCATTCAACGACTTGACAAGCAAGGTGCTATCGCAGAAAACGTATTATTCTTGAATCGTCAGTTCTCTTTCGATATCGATGATATGTTGGCTGCTCAAAACTCTTACGGAGCTGGTGGTACTTCTTACGGTTTGTTTGATAACAGCGAGGAGATGGCACTTAACTTAGGATTCTCTGGATTCAAAAGAGGTTATGAGTTCTACAAGACTGACTGGAAATACTTAAACGATGCAACGCTTCGTGGAGGTATTGTTGGTGGAGTAGTTAACGGAGTGTTAGTTCCTGCTGGTACAACAACTGTTTACGATCAAATTCTTGGTAAAAACGCTAAACGACCATTCTTACATGTTCGTTACCGAGCTTCTGAAACTGAGGATCGTAGATACAAAACTTGGATGACAGGTTCTGCTGGTGGTGCTGCAACTAGTTCTTTAGATGCAATGGAAGTTCACTTCCTATCTGAAAGAGCTCTTTGTACACTTGGTGCAAACAACTTCTTCATCTTCAAGGGATAGTTAGAAAAATATGGAGGGGCATTCGTGCCTCTCCTTTTTTTATTGTTAATAAATTAAATTATATCAAATGAGTACAAAAAAACATGTATTAGAACCTAAAGAACGAATCTATGTTCTTAAATCCACAAAAACACCATTAACTTATTTCTTAGCGTCAAAAGACACTCCTAGAAAACGATTGCTTTATTATGATGAGGAAACAAATACTAACAGAGCCTTACGTTATGCTAGAAATTCAAACACACCATTTCAAGATGAGCAAGGCGACAATGTTATTATTGAGCCAGTAGTCTTTGAAGATGGTATTTTAAGAGTTCCAAAATCAAACCCTGTATTGCAAGAGTTTCTATATTATCATCCTGGACATGGTACTGAATTCTATGAGTTTGACAAAGAAAAAGATGCTCAACAAGAAATCAAAAATATGCACGATGAGCTAGATGCACAGTTGATTGCTAGAGAGATGGAATTTGAAGAGTTAGAGCCAATTGCTAGATTGTTATTGGGTGGTTCTGTTGACAGCATGAAAACGTCTGAGATAAGACGAGATATGATGCTATATGCAAAGAGATATCCTCAAGATTTTATGGAGGCCATTAATGATCCAACTGTTAAAGTCACAAGCTTTGCTGCAAGAGCATTGTCTGATGGATATCTATCTTTTAGAAATAATAAGAAAGAGATCTACTATAACTTAAAGGACAACAAGAAAAAGCTTCTTACCGTTCCTTTTGGAGAAGATCCAATATACTTATTGTCTGCTTACTTGCAATCTGATGAAGGTTTAGATCTATATAAATTGCTTGAAAATAAGTTCTCTGAAAATTAGTATATTTGCATTGTTATTAACAACTAAAAACGTTTTAAAATGAACAGAAAATTCTTACAGTTTACAATTGGAGCTGCAAATGC